TGAATGTTTTGGGTGTTCATCTTAAAAAAACCGTAAATTTTAAAAACTCTCGGCAGTGTCGGGAGTTTTTTATTTTATATCATTATACAAAAAATTCATAACGACATTATATTTATGTGATATGGCTAGTACAATAACATATGGTATTAATTTTCCATTTAGGGATTCTTATAATGGGAAGTTTTTAGATTTATCGGATACTAATCGTGAAGAAATACGTTCAAACTTAATTCATTTGTTATTAACAAGAAAAGGTACTCGATATTATTTACCTGATTTTGGTACAAGATTGTATGAATACTTATTTGAACCTTTGGATGGTCCAACATTTTCACAATTAGATTCTGAAATTAGGGATAGTGTATCAGAATATATACCTGGTATTACAATTACTAAATTAACAATTGCACCCGCATCTGAAGATGAGGAGGAGAAAGGTACATATGTTAATGATAACGATGAACGTGTTTTTAGAGTTCCGGGAATTGGTACTAAAGAACATACTGCAAAAATTAAAATTGATTACTCACTAAATGACGATGCTTTTAGTTCGAGTGATTTTGTTATTATAAATTTATAATATGGCTGAAAAAAAAATATCCTATACCACGAGGGACTTTCAAGGGTTAAGAACTGAATTAATTAATTTTACAAGAACTTATTATCCTGATTTAATTGAAAATGTAAATGACGCTGCGGTTTTTTCTGTAATGTTAGATTTAAATGCGGCAATAGCTGACAACTTACATTTTAACATTGATAGAAGTATTCAAGAGACCGTATTACAATTTGCTCAACAAAGGTCATCAATTTATAATATCGCTAGAACTTATGGATTGAAAATACCGGGTCAAAGACCATCGGTGGCTTTAGTCGACTTTTCAATTACGGTTCCGGCTTTTGGTGATAAAGAAGATTTAAGATATTGTGGTGTGTTAAGACGTGGTTCTCAGGTTAATGGTGCTGGTCAAGTCTTTGAAACTGTATATGATATTGATTTTTCATCACCAATTAGTGGTGATGGTGTACCAAATAGATTAAAAATACCAAATTTTGATTCAAATAATAAATTAATAAATTATACTATAGTTAAAAGGGAAACAGTTGTTAATGGTATTACAAAAGTATTTAAAAAAGTAATTACCCCAAACGATGTTAAACCTTTTTTTGAATTATTTTTACCTGAAAAAACGGTATTAGGTGTAACAAGTGTATTACTAAAAGACGGTACACAATATGGTGCGGTTCCTTCACCACAAGAATTTTTAGGTTTGGATAACAGATGGTATGAAGTAAAGGCGTTAGTGGAAGACAGAGTGTTTGTCGAAGACCCTACTAAAGTTTCTGATAGTCCTGGAATTAAAGTAGGTAAGTATATGACAGTAACTGATAAATTTATTACTGAATATACGCCTGAAGGTTATTTAAAAATGACATTTGGTGGTGGTACACAATCAGCTGATGAACAACTAAGAGAGTTTGCAAGAAATGGGTTTGATTTGAACTTATATAAATATTCAAATAACTTTGCTTTAGGTAGTACCTTAAAAGGTAATTCAACATTGTTTATACAATATAGAATTGGTGGAGGTGCTATTAGTAACTTGGGTGTGAATGTTATTAATCAAATTGGGACTGTTTCATTTTTTGTTAACGGACCTTCAGAATCTTTCAATACAACGACAGTTAATTCATTAAGATGTACCAACGTAACTGCTGCTATTGGTGGTGCTGATTTCCCTACGATAGAAGAAGTTAGGAATTTAGTTGGTTTTAACTTTGCAGCTCAAAACAGGGCGGTAACGGTTAATGATTATAATTCATTACTTAGAAGTATGCCATCACAATTTGGTGCACCTGCTAAGGTCGCTATTACTGAAGAAAATAACAAAATTATTATTAAAATGTTATCATACGATGAGAATGGTAAATTAACTGAAATTATATCTGATACATTAAAAAATAATGTGGCTAATTACCTATCAAATTATCGAATGATGAACGATTATATTTCAATTCAGGTTGCTAATGTTGTTGATTTAAGTTTTACAATTAGTGTTGTATTGGATAGTAGTCAAAACCAAGGTGCGGTCATTAGTAAAATTATTAATATTGTCTCAAATTTCTTTGACCCTAAAAATAGACAAATGGGTGAAAATGTTAATATATCAGAATTAAGGAGATTAATACAAACTGAAAATGGTGTGATTAATTTAGCTGAGGTTAAAGTTTTTAATAAAGTTGGTGGTCAATATTCATCTTCACAAACATCACAACCATATTTGGATAATGAAACAAGAGAGATTGAATTAATTGATGATACAATCTTTGCGGAACCAAGTCAAACTTATCAGATTAGATTTCCAAATCAAGATATTAATATTAAAGTTAAAAATTATAAAACAACTAATTTTAGTTGATGATTTATTTTGAATTTTTTTGATTTATCTTTTAAAAATAGTATATAAACTATTTATTTTAAAAGAAAATAATGTCGAATTCATATAGAATAAGAACTACGGTTGGTTCTGATAAATCAATTAAAGTTAGAATTGACCAAGATTTTGACCATCTAGAAATTTTATCATTAAAGTTATTACAAAGTGAGGTCTATACACGTCAATGTTCAGATTATGGTGTTGTTGTTGGTCGTGTTAGTATTAATAATGGGTTTGGTATTCCAAATGCTCGAGTTTCAGTTTTTATACCTTTGTCAGATAGTGATGAGGTTAATAACCCAATATTGGTTAATCTTTACCCATATAAAACATTAACACAATTTAATGACGATGGGTATCGTTATAATATTTTACCAAAAGAACAATCACATAGTAATCACGTACCAACAGGAACTTTTTTTACTCGTCAAGAAGTATTAACTAATCCTACTAAATTTGAAATTTACGATAAGTATTTTAAATACAACTCAATAACAAATGATAGTGGTGACTTTATGATTTTTGGTGTTCCACTAGGTTCACAAACTATAGTGGTTAACGTTGATTTATCAGATATTGGTGATTTCTCAGTAACACCTCAAGATTTAATTAGAATGGGTGTTGCAACACCTCAACAAGTTGGTGGTACACAATTTAACTCGTCAAATAATTTTAATCAATTACCCCAAATTATAACTATAAATCGAACAATTGAAGTTCAACCATTTTGGGGGGATGAAAACATTTGTGTTTTAGGTATAACTAGAACTGATTTTGACTTATCTGCGGAAAAAAATATCTTAATACAACCTACTGCGGTGTTTATGGGTTCATTAATTTCAAATAATGAAGAAACTGCTATTAGTCGAAGATGTGATGTTGATAAAAAATTTGGTAACCAATGTGGTTTAGTTACAGGTCCGGGTCAGATATTGGCTATTAGACAAACAATTGATACTGATGTTAATGGTAGGCCAGGGTTGGAATTGGCAAAACTTGAAGATGGTGGTCAAGTAATTGATGAGAATGGTGCTTGGGTTATTGATGTACCGATGAATTTAGATTATGTAACAACAAATGAGTTTGGTGAACAAGTAATATCTAATGACCCAAAAATTGGTATTCCAACCAAAGGTAAGTATAGATTTAAAATAAATTGGACACAATCACCTGATTTAAGTCAAAGAATTAGAAGGGCATCATATTTAGTTCCAAATATTAAAGAGTATGGTTGGACGACTTCTAATGGTATTGACCCATATACAGGTAGGAGAGTTAAAAGGGGTACTGATAATTCAGGTGATGACAATCCATGTCAGTTCCAATTAAATACAGGACCAGGTGTGAAAGCGATGATGGCGTCATATGCTTTTAGTCTTGATTGGGAGGATTATGGTGAAAAAACAGGTAATTCGTTAACACCGTTAGGTTTAAAAATGGTTAATGAAGCGATTAATTGTGAGGATAGATTTTATGAAATGAGATATAATAAAATTTATACTGTTTCACAATTAATTAGTGAGTATAGAAAGGCTAAAGATAACGCTAAATTTATGGCGATTAAAAATGTTTTAGATGATACTTGTGACTCAACAAACAACAGATTTCCTGTAAATGATGCCGTTTATAAGCCGGATGCTTTATTTATATTGTTTCAAATTATGATGTTAATTATATATGGGATTATGTTAATTTTCATATTAATACATCACCTTTTAATATTTGTTATTTGTAGTTTAATAAAACCATTAATTCAGATATTAAAAGAGGCAATATGTAGACTTGCTAATATTTGTATACCATTAGGATTTACTAGTTTTTGTCCTTTTGGTTTTTTACCTTGTGGTGTATTAACTGATTTATTTAATAAATTAGAGAAAATTTGTAATAATGCTAATATAAGACTACCAATGATGACTTACCCCGATTGTGAATTATGTGCTTGTGAGCCAACACCTGGGGTTAGTCCAGCGTCACAAGTACCACCTGACCCAAATGACCCAACACAAATACCACCATCACCTTTGGCTGATACATTGGTTCCAGGGTCTTATCCCCCTAGTAAAATTAGTCAACAAAATTCGGTATTTATTACGGGTAATGTGAAAGAAGGTGATAATCCACCTCTTACTGCTAGAGCTGCGGTTGGAGAAATTAAATACGACGACGTGAATAAAAGATATTACACTTCAACTGATTTACCTTGGTTTGAAAGAATAAATTTATTTAATGTAAAAGCTAAGTATTTTAATAATAGTTTGATTAATCCTGGTGGTGGTGTTAATAGAATTGCTGTTAAATTTGATGTTGATAATAACAATGGTCCGTTAGGTGTTACAAACACAAATGATACACCAACACAAGATTGTCACTTAGATAATGTCATAGCATTATTATTAGATTCAATTGAATCAAAAAACTACGAACCTGGTACGATGATTACCTTTACAAGTCCGTTAAGTACTGAAGATATTAACTTAGCAATTCCTATAACGGGTTCAACTTTATATGACACATTAAATGGTGAAGAAGGTACTAAAAAAATTACTGTTAAATTTGCACATCCTGACGGAACATCGGGTACGGATAAACAAGTTAATTATACGATAAAATTTAAAAATGAAATAACTGAACATAAGTTCCCTATTGATTTAGAATACTTTCAAGTTATTCATAATGTATCAATATCTGAGTTTAATAATGATGCTAATTCCATGGGTGTCCCAACTTTACCTAATTCATTTTATGAAAGAGTTGTTAATGGTAAGCTTCAATTTTTTGAAAATCGTATTGATACAAATCCGTTTAATAATAGTTCTTATGATAAAAATAGATATGTTACTGACTACTATGGTAATAATCCTGTAAAAGATTATTATGATAAGGGTGATGAATTAAGGGTGGTATTTTTAGTTAGAGGTGTTGACCCTAATTCACCTAAAGTAAAAATTTCATACGATTTAAGTAAATTATACGGTCAAAATAGTTGGGGTAAAAAAGTTGTAACATTAGATAGTGTTAGAATGAATATTCCGATACAAGGTACTTACAAATGTACTCAACATTTTCCATTAACAAATAGTGTCACAAATGACCCATATTCGTTACGTCCTTTATTTTTTGATACTTTTATATGGGAACCATCAATATCATCACCTGAAATAAAATCACCATATGACCCTAGTACTTGTGATTTTGACCCTAATACCGGTGACCCAATTAATTGTAAACCTTACATTAACAATCAAGATGACCCAGAATATAAACCGGCAAATGCTTATTCATTTAGACCATTTCACACATCAAATCATTTATTTTACTCACGAATTGACAGTAAAACATTTAATAGTTCATATACCACTAATAATAATAATGGTTTATCTATTAAGGGTGATGAGAATCAAACATTAAATGGTACTGGAAATGCACATACTGTTCATTATGTTGGTCCTACAGGTCCAAATAATCAAGGTCTTATGAGTAAAAGTTATGTACCTATTAATAATAATCCAAATAATAATAGAGGGTATTTTCCAAATGAAATAGTTGATGGTGGTAATGTTAGTGTACTTGACCCTTCACCATACACTCAAAAAAAATTAGTAAATTTACCAATTAATATACCAAACCCAACGTTTAATACTTTTAAGTATATACCAAATAATAAAACCACATTACAAGCGACTGCGTATTATTCTATAACTTATGAATCGTTTCATAGAGGTGATTTACCTAAACTACAAATTCTTTCGGGAAATAGTAAAAGACAAATTGTTATGAGGTCTGATAGATTACCATCATCATCGGTTGTTGACAATGGTAATTCAGCGTTTAAAATTAGTTATACTTTAATGGGTAACTCTAAATTCACAACATATGTGGTAACTGACGATGGTTCATTTGTGGGTGGTGATACGGAGAGTATTTCAATTGGTTCAGGTACGGGGGCGGATAACGCTGAGAAATTGTTATTAGATAAATGTGGTTCTAATGTTGCGGGTACTTTTACTTGTGAAAATTTAGTTCCTTTAAAGTGTTTTTATGTTGATAATGATGGTACAACCAAAATACATCCTAAAATACTACCAATTGGTGATGATAAAGATAAAGATGACGGTTGTTATGGTAATGGTATTAACAAAGGAACTGCGGATAGTTACGGCCCAAATCCTAAAGAAATTTTAACCAATGGTTGTTATATATTAACAACTGTACCGTTTTTAACATTACCTTTAGATTATGTATTGTTGGCAGAATGGAGAACAAGGTTTGTTATATCATACGCTGCTTGTAGGGGTGTGTTCTCACATGCGTTTACTAATAATTGGATAAATGGTACGTTATTTAGTTTCTCTTTTAGTAATTCAAGACGATTTACACCCCCAAGTAAATTGAAGTCAACTAGTAATAAACCATACAATTGTTTTTGTAAGAATAACATAGTATTAACACCTAGTAATAATTTCTATTATCGAAGTAGTCCATATAGTCCGAATAATGGGTTTGTTGGTAGATATGCACCAATAGGTTCTGTAATAAAAACTCAATATGGTAATAATGTTAATAATTTAATGTGGCCGACCACTATTATGGATTTAGGTCCTAGAGATAAATTCACTCAAGAAATTGTTAGTTCAAATGAATATGATGGTTATGTTGCAAGTACTTTAGCACCGACAACATATCAAGATGTTGGTGAATTATTAAATTTATTTTTAATATCAAGATTACTTAATAAAAGTTTCTTAGATTCTGTTTTAGCGGTTGTAGGAACAAGTGCGGTATTTAGATACTTCAGTCGTGAAAATTTAAAAGTTGATGGTGATTATGCTCAATCAATTTCAAATAACTCAGAGTTAGGTACGTTAGGGTATGGTGAGGATAATTACAATAGTTGTGATGTGTATTTTAGTAGAGGTGATTCAGGTGATGGTGTTTTTGGTATTTTGTATAAAACAAATAATCAATTGAGGGATTATATTTCACCAAAAAGAATAATTATAAATGATACAGCATTAATTAGTGCTAACGACCTTTGTAGTTTAGAATATTTTCCGGTTAAAACTCAAGTTGTTCCGTTCTACCAATGGTTTATTCAATTTAATGATAATGAAGGTACGGTGTATAAAATAACTGATTCTTTAAAATTAAATGGTAATCCATTTGATAGTATTTATGGTAGTCAAGTTAATGAATGGGTAACTGAACCAATATCTGGAAATTCATTTTTTAGTTATGGATTTCAAAAATTAGATAGAATTAAAAAAGAATCGAGATACTTTAGACCAAAAACACCTAATAGTTTTTTACGTAGAGGGTTACTATCTGAAACGGATGAAACGGGTACAAATTTAATTAAAGGGAGTGTTAATAATTGGGATTTAAATGATGATTATGGTAAAGGTGGTATGACAAGTAGAGTCATTCAAACAGGTTCACCTTTTTATTTTTACTTCGGTTTATTAAGAGGTAAATCGGCTTATGATAAATTTGCAAGAAAATTTTTAGACGTAGAGGCAAATCTAGATTAATTATGGG